GAAAGCATCACCTCTGCTACTTTCCGGTTCCAATCAAGTAACCGAGAGTCAAAGGTATCTCTAACCAAGTCCATAGCAAGTGACCGTACGGAACGTACAGGTTCAGCCTTTGGATGAAGTTTACCCGAAAGATCACGAGTCATCAATGACCACTTATTATAGTAGATCGTTCAATCCTCAATGAAACTCGCTAGTTTCTCATCCCCCTTAAGTGCTAGGTCATAATAAACCCACAAGGCAGGAGAACAAAGAACTAAGGGTGCTGAGATCCACCCCCATAGGTTACGACCCAGAAGGAGAGCCTCATTCCAAAAATTGGAAACGAGACGATCCGTCTGAACGCTCCCCATTTCGGGAGCTGACTGCGCAAGGGCCATATCACGGAACAGTAATTCCGTAAGATGTGTTAACTTGTCAGCCATAAGGTGTGGGAATATACCGATCCAGACAGCTTTAAAATAAAGCCCACTGGCCGTATCCCATAAACCACCTGTAGGTCCAATAACCGAAGAAAGAATCGGATTGCGAAACTTCTTCGCCCAGGAACTGGGCCGAAGAAACTTCATAATCCGATTCAGATCTCCCACAACGCGCGAAGAAAAGACAAACTCTCGGTTCAGGGCATCCTGAATCAGAGTACTGAGCATCCGCGGATTCCGAATAGCAGCAAGGATTAAACCAGGTCCCATAGGAGAAAGATCTCCTAGGGTTGGTGAAATCCATCGCTTAGCAAACTCCAGTGTTCCAGAAGCCATTTCGAAAGATTTCGAAAGGTTAATGGTAACACCAAGAGATTGCATTAGCGATAGGTAGCACTTAGCCACACCTTCATCTGCAATGACAATGTCATCACCGAGCAAGGCATAGTGAGTGAACCACCCCTTGACACCTGTACGAGCAGCGGCAATCTGCACCAAAATATGGTGAGATAACGCTAACATCGCCCAAGATGACAACGCTCCTATTGGTTGGCCAACGGAATACTTAATAGGCTGATCCTTAAGATACCATGGACGCGAGACTAGCAAAGCAGCCCAGGAATCAGCGTATGGAATCCCGAAAGATTTCAATACCTGAACCTGGAATGCGATGGGAAGTCGATCAGTCGCGGCTGAGAGGTCATAAGAATACACCGGAGACCCAGAAGCTCGAACGTATGTAAGAAGTCGGTGCACCGGACCTAATTGGTCAAATGTACCATCCTGAGGGATCGTCTTAAGAATGTTAAAGATGGC